TGTACCTGTAATTAGTAATCCAGAATCAACAATATCTTTTGTAGTACTTTTACCAAATAGATTTTTAATACCACTTGTTGAAGTAGAAGAATCTGCAGTTCCAGTAATAGACCCAGTTCTTAATCCCGCTATACTATAGATAGTTTTTGCAGTATTATTTACACCTGCATCAATACTTTGTAATGCTTTTAATACTTTATTGTCATACGCTAGTCCTTCAATAGAATTAGATTTAATTATATCTAAGGAGTTAATAACTGAATTAGATTTGGCTTCGCTATCACCAAATACTCCGCCACCGTTTTCTACTTTATTACCTCTTACATATGAAGTTCCTGTACCTTGTACCTCTTGTCTATCTGCTGCAGATACCCCTGCAGCAGGAACTGAAGGAGAATCTCCACCTATACCAGAAAGTAGTGATGCAACAATAGCAGCAATAGCTGCGCCAGCCGCTAAATTAGCGGGGAAAGGAAGGCTAGCTAATGACTTAACTACTGCAGCAGTACCATCAACACTTGCTTCTGCAACAGATGCAGTAGTTCTAGTTGCTGAACCTGCTACAGCTGCTGCAGTTTGGGTTGCTTCTCCAGTTACTGTAGCTGAGGTTAGTCCTAGTTTGAAGGCCAATTCTTTAGCCATCCAACCTAACTTAACTAGTGCAATTGCTTTTTCAGCTGCAGCTAGAGCCTTACCAGCCTTACTCTGTTCACCGAATGCTTTTTTAGCGGCAAAGGTAGTTTCTTGTAAAAGATCTAATTTAATGTTAGCGGTTTCATAAGCATATTTGCGTTCTGATTCGGCTAATCTCTTTACTTGCTCAGGATCAGAGGAATCTTTATACTTCTCTCTGTTCATCTTGATTTTCATCTCAGATTCAATTTGTTTCTGAGCTGTTTTTTCTATGATTATAGCTGCTGCTCCAATAGCTGCACCCACATCACCGAATGCTAAAGCAAGAGAAGCTGTAGCACCAACAAGAAGATCCATTATCTCCTTTTGACGTGCTAATTCTATATTTGCTGCTTCTTGTAACTTAATACCTTCTATGATCTTTTTATTCTTTTCATCTATAGCTGTTTTTTGCTGGTTGTATGATGATGTTTCGTCATCAATACGCTTTTGAATAGCTGAGGTATTTAGACCTTGAGCTTGAGCTTTCTGCTTATTTATTTCTAGATCAGCTAAAATCTTTTCACTAGTTACTCTGGCTTCATTGGTTTCCAAAATATAAGCGTTGCTTTGTTTTAGTAAATCTAACTTAGCTTTTTCCCTTACTAATGTATCTTCATCAATATAATTTAAAGATTGTCTATATGATAGTACGGCTTCTTGATATGTTATCTCTGCGTTAGATACATCAGTAATATTCTTTAATCTTTTTGTGTTCAAAGTTTCTTCATACTGACGAATTTCTTCTAAACCAGATAGTTGTTTAATCAAACTATCTTGTTTAAGTTTAGCACTATCTTCTTCATATTTTTTAGCAAGTGCTGCTTGTTCGTTTTGTTTTCTAGAAATTGCTTCTTGAGCATCCTTACCCCCAACCAAATTAGCTTTGGCAATAGCTTTAGCAATTTCTAAAGCATCTGTTGCGTATTTATTAGCTAATATTTGGCTACTTAAACTATCTTCTTGTGTTGCAAGATTTTGATCAAATATACCAGATAGTGTTTGAGCTCTTTTTACTCTCTCTAAATCTGCATTTAATAAATCGTTAGATAGCTTTAATTCTTTTTGTCTATTACCAAGTGACTCGTCGATAACATTGGCCGCACCTGTAACTCTGTTAGCGGTCAGATCACCCTGTAATTTTGCAGTCTGTGATTTTTGTTGTATTCTAGCAACGAATAGATCTGCAGAAGCTTGTACAGCTTTTGCAGTTATAGGATCTACAATGTTGGTCTTAGAAATATTATCATATGATTTAGGGCTATTAACAAACTCACGTCTTCTGGCTAATACTTTTTCTTCTTCTAGTGCTTTAATAAGGCGTGGAAGTGCTGACTCTCTACGAGCATCAGAACTACTACTTGCATCTTCCTGAGCAATTCTGATAGTTTCTTTATTAGTTAGTTCTTCTAAGGCTAACTTTAGTTTTTCCATTGCTGCAATATTAGCATATGTAGCATTTATTGCATCAATCTGTGACTTGATATCTCGTTCACGCAAAGAAGTCTCTGCTTGTGCAGTATCCCCTCCAGCAGATTTTAGTACCGATAGATACCCTCTAGCAGCGATGCTTGCACCTTCAACTAAAGCTGCGTTTAAAGATTTAGTAAGATGTTCTACACCCTTGGTAAATACAATAGTATCTAATCCTCTGAACAAAGAAACTTTTGCATCTATAAATTGCTTGATGCTTTCACGTTCTTGTTTAGCGGCTTCTAGTTCTGGAGAAGTAGTAGGTTTAATTTGACGTGTTGTACCCCCCGCAGAATCTTGAACAAATCTACCTTCAGATTCTGATAACTTCTTTCTTTCAGCAGCAATAATCTTATCAACAGTAGCTAATTGCTCAGCTAATTTGTTTAATTCCTTATTAGCAAAAGCTAATTCCTTTGCAGTATCTTCTGGAAGAAGACTAAGTGCTTTCATATTACCAGATAAATCTTTTAATGTCTTCAGAGCATTAACTGGTTCTTCTAGTGCTTTACCTAAGTTAAAACTATCGTTAATTAGTTGAGCACCTAGTTTACCTTGATTATCATTTGGTTTTAGTGCTGCGTTAATATTTTCTACTAATTTAATCGACTCAGCCATACCTGCTTTAAAACTAGTTAAAGCACTTGCTGAATTATTAACACTAAGATTAATTTCTTTAAAAGCCTTAGCTAAATCGTTTGCTTTTACTGATAAATCTGTACCTGATAGAGCTTGCTCAATAGATTTAACATTTGTTAAGTCAACACTCTTCCCTAGTATATTTGAAATACTATCTTGTGCTGCTTTAATTGTTTCATCGTCTTCTAGTAACTTGAAGCTAGATGCTACTGCCTTAGATAACGATTCAGTTAATTTATCTGCGGAACCACGTCCGAGCATCCCCCAGAATCCATCCCAAACTCTATCCCAAATACCTTGTGCAGACTTCAACTTATCAAACGCACGAACCTGAGCATTTACAGTATCTGTAAGCTCATTCATTGCATTAGCTTTTGCTTGTGTAGATTCTACCGAAATAATATCTTCAGCTTTTTTACTATTTAAACTGTCAAGAGTTTTATCAACAGTACTAATAGATCCTTCTAGATTTTCTAAAGCGGATGAAAATTCAGACGCTTCTTTCTTTGCTACAGTAAACCAACTATCTAAAAGCATAATTGCGGTTACAAAAATACCTACAATGGCAAATACACTCTGTAACGAAGCTGCTAATACACTAATTCCTTGCGCAGCTAGAAGTGCTGTACCTCTAACTAACGTTAGACCGGCGCTAAATCTGGTCATTTTAGGAGTACCGTCAGTGAACGTCTTACCTGTTTTATCTAATCCATCCCGCGCAAATCCAATAGCGGTTGTCATTTCCTTCCAGGCATTTATAATACCTGTAGTAGGTGCCGAACGTACTGCGTCATTGACTATATTAATTCTTTGAGATTTTGCAGCTGCAGAATCTGCAATTCTTTGTCTTTGAGCTGCTTCGGTAAAGTATACTGCTAATCTTTCTTTACTAGTTTTCTTAGCATTACTTAAACTTTCATTCTCAATCTTTTTAGCAATTGCTTCTTGTTCTTGATATAGTCTAGTGGTAGCAATTAATTCATTAACATATACTTGCTGAGCATCTCTTTTCTTAATTACAGCTTCACTTAATCCTTTTTCAGAGAAAGCTTGTTGTAAGGTTAATTTATTTTGCTCAGCTGCAACTCTCTTCAGAGCGTCTAGTTCAGCTTTCGAAGCCGTTGCAATATCAAATCTAGACGCCTCTCTAAGAGCTTTATTAGCTCCCATTAATTTTAATTGAGCTGCTTCAGCAGAAGTTCTAGCAGCCATTGCTTTCTCTACTGCTACACTACCTTCTTCGTTGAAGGTATTCATTCTTAGTTTATTAATCTCAACAACTGCTCTACGTGCTGCTTCTGCAGAACGTTCTAATCCCTCTCTCCACGCAGAGATACCTGGTACAGCTTGTTTTACTAAAGTTGTAACTATAGCACCTAGTGCAATAGCTAAAGCGGCTGGGCTCTTAGACAGTATTTCTAAAATAGGTCCTAATACTGTATTAATTAAATTCGCACCTTCAATTGCTAAGTTTTGTACACTTGCAAGAATCTTCTGGTACGGATTTGCATCTAGATTAATAGCTCCGAATTTTCTTTCGCCTTCTGCTAGTACAGCATTGGCATAACCTTGTCTCTTTTCAAAGTCAGTTAGCGCTGATGCACTCTTGCCTAGTGATTGAGCATACATTCTGGACGCTTCATCAACCTTAACCATAATACCAAGTTCGTCTAATAGTTCGGGTTCAATCTTTGTGATACCACGAGTTAAACGATTTAATGCGTCTGGTAGATCTCTACCTAATGCCTGAGATGCTTTTTTAGCAATTTCAGTCATTCTAACAATATTTTGTGCACTCATTCCACCCGCGCTTGCTTGAGCAACCGCAGTCATAGAATCTGCTAATGATAAAGCTCCATCTGATACATCAACTAGACTTTTAGCCAATGTGCCTAGATTTTTTCCTGATGCAGCTCCAAGCTGATCAAGACCTTTAACCATGTTTTCAATATTTGCAGCTTTATTAAGTGCCGTAAACGCGGCACTTACAGCGAATAAATTAGCTGCAAAAGTAGCATATACGTGAACTAGCCCACCGAGACCTCTAGCTTGTGCGGCGAAATCTCTACCAGCTGCGCCAGTCAGTCCCCCTACTCCTCTAGCACTATTGGAATCATCGGCTGCTTGACCCATTGCATTCATGCCAGCAGCTACTCTATTAGATGCACTTACTCCTTGCCTTGCCGCTGCAACTGCGTTTGGTATTCTACTAGCTGTTTTTTGTGCTTCAGTTAATTTTAAATTTAATTTGTCAGCATCTTTGGTAACTTTTGCTAAAGTTCCTTTGTCTGACGCGTTAATATTTACATTCACTGTTTGGTCGTTAGCCATAGACTCTCCAAGGAGTATAAGAACAGTACGTAAAATTTACACGTACTATTGCAAGATATCGTATTATATCACGTTAGCAAGTCATTGTCAATAAGTAAAATTTTCATGGACAAAAAATAAGCCCCAAAACTATGGAGCTTTGGGGCTATTCTTATCTTTAGGTTTTCTTTTTTGTATTGCTTCTGATCTATATTTATCTATTTGACCTATCAGATCAAACATAGTTCTTCTGTCTTCTGTAGGTACTTCCATTATATCAAATATATCAATGATTCCTGCGTAACTCTTACCTAAATAGTTACCATTCATTGTATCCCACTCATCTTTGAGTTTCGAATAAATATTTATAGCTTCTTGTACATCTAGTGATAAATCATCATACTCTACTGGGATCTGTTCCTCTATAGGTTCTGATCCCATGGCTTCGCATATTTCAAAATATCGCTCTTTAGTTACACCTACAGCGCTGTTTTCAAAATATGAGAATAACTGATTATTTATACTGACGGATTGGGCTTCGAAAAATTTGACAGTTCGGTCACCGTTTCGCTAATGAAAGCGTCAAAGTTACTAGAATTCTTCATTAAGAATAGAGCATTTTCTTCTGAATAAGGTAATTCAGCTTTTGAATCTTGTCCATTAAGGTCTACAGGGGCTAATTGCTCAAGGTATTCCAGTTTTAATCCAGACCATCCTTTAATAGATGCTTTTACATACATCTGTAGGAATAGATCGTCATTTAGTTCTTCTGTAGGCTGTCTATTTTTGAAAATAGTTTTAGTAGATTTCTTTCTAATGTTTATTAATGTTTCTCTAGATAAGAAAGCTACATTAACTTTGAAGTCGTCAAAACCTGGATATTCTACTGTTACTGTTTTACTAGGAACTAATAGTGACTTTAATGATAGTGATGATACACCGTTTTCAGACATGGATTTTATATCCTTAATTTATTGTAAAATTTAAAAAGAGGGTGCGGGGATCAATTCGCACCCTATAGAACCGATTAAGCTGAGAAGTAACGAACTTGAATCTGGTTACTTGCTGTAATATCGTAAGTGTTATCACCTAGAACAGCTGAAGTACCTTGTGCGTTAAAGTTAATGGTTGTAGATACAATTTGTTGAGTTTCAATTGTAGGTACAGAAATACTTGCACCGTCCAATTCTATTTCAACGTGAGTTGTAGTTGCTCCACTTCCACCAACGTCTAGCTGCATACGATATTTAGTTTCTGCTGCAGTTGCTACGTTACTTAGAATATTAGATAATAGAGTACCTGTATTGTTAGCAGGAGTTGATCCTGAGTGTAGGTATGCAGTTACGTTACCACTAATTGAAAGGTTACCAGTGTAGTAGCCAATAGGTACATTAACAACACCAAGGTTAGCTGGTGTAATGTATCCGATATTGTTATTAATTACTAGACTACCACCAGTAATTGCTAGGTTATAGGTTGTTCCACTTACACCACCGATATTACTTGCTAGGGCAATTGTAGAAAGCTTGTTAGTAATATAGTTTGCTGTAGTAACTTTTAATAGACCGACACCGGCAAATCCACCACTCATGGTAGTATTTGGCGCTGAGTCAGCAAATGTTGTAGCTGCTGCAGTTCTAATAGCGGTACCATTACCTGACCATTGAATTGAAGCAATTCCATCTAGACCGAAGTCAATCTGAGCTTGATTTAGTGCACAGTTATCTAGAAGATAAGTAGCCCCATCAATAGCTACTACTAGACCGAACGGCTGTAGTTGGTTTACACCAGACTTGGCGGCTGTAACTAGCGCGTAAGCGCCCGGTTTTGCTGTATCTGCTGCAACTGCAGGGTGTACTGTCCATGCACTTGTTTGATAAGTAGGAGTTCCTAGAGCACCTGGAGCTGTACCTGTACTAGGAGCAGTTAGATAACTACCAATAATAGTAGTTGCACTAGCGCTACTTACTAACATCGGAGTATTCCACTCGTGTGCTAGTGTACCACCAATACCACCCATTGTGAACACAGTACCTGCAGGTAGAGCGCCTGATGCAAGACCTGTACCAACAATAGTTACGGCTGCTGCTGTACTTGCGCGTGTAATTGAAGAAACTGTACCTAAGCTAGTAGCTGTACTAATCGCTGTTGCACCTAGAAGAGCGTTCCATAAAACCTGTTCTTCAGCAACAACTGTAGAAGGTTTAGATGGACGAATGTAAGTAGTAAAGCTAAAATCTACTGGAGCTAGAGAAGTGTTGAAGCTTCTTGAACCACGATTAGGTGTCGAACCAGCTTCACTGATTGAAACTGTTTCACTATTAGTTGTCTGAGAGAATGAAAACCCGTCAAGAACTTGAAGTTCAAACGTGTTGGTAGCTAGAGCACCAGTAGTTACTACCGCACCAGTAGCTGTCGAAATATTAGTAGTGAACAATACTCTACTGTTACGTACTAGGTTTAATGACATAAGTATTCCTTTTTAAATCTACGTATTTTTAAATACTCTAACTAGATTTTTATCTGTACTTGGTATTTAGTAATACTATTTTTTCATACTAAGAGGTATGGAATCTCTACATTACTTGGTATTGCACTAGCAATGTCACTTCGCCTACACCATAAGGATTTAACAAACCCTCATCGGTAACAATAGATACTATAGATAATTGAGTAGTTACTAGGTTATTGTCTGTATCGTAAACCAATACCCCTGCTTTACTATCTATCACATTTTCAACATCTTCTAATAGGTCTTCTAGCATTTGTTGGCACTCTTCCCCTTTAGTATAAAGTTTTATACTAACTGTTAGGTGCCCCCATTTAAAGGATCCTGGAAGATACTCTCTGGATTCTGGTCCTGCTGTCACATAGATACAAGGAAAGTCTGATACATCATCCCAAAATTTTAATTTATCAAAAGAATTATTAAATATATTAGAATTATACTCTTCGGAACCATCTATTACTTTAAACGATTCTGCTAAAGCGGTTACTATACTAGTTCTTCTGCTCATATTAAGACAGCTCGCATTCTATTATTTACTATAGTACTACCAATTTCTCTAATACTCTTAGCTATTAGCAGTTTAGGATTTCTTGATCTTGGATATTGCTGGTTACCGCCTTCTGAGAATGTTCCATACGGATTTCTCATATAGTTATAAAACACAGTTATCATACCCTCTTTAGACATTGTAATTCTATGTATGGAAGCAGATTTAGCAAATCTGCCCGTTCTATAATTTAATACATTTCTAGCACTACCTGTTCCCATATTCTCTTTAATGCGTAACTCTAACTGAGCATTTAATAATGCCTGTAAGTTAGAAGTACTTGGAAGAGCAGATATTTGCTTTTGTTGTACTTTAGTATTTAATTTATTACGTAAATTCTGAACTTTATCTTTTTCTATCTTTACAACTTTACGTAATTCAGTAAGATTTACAGTAGGAGCTTTCTTAGAAGCAATAATCCTACGAGGTATATTATAGGATTGGTTTTTACTATTACCTTCTATAGTATTAGCAATTAATATTGCTACCATATCTATGTATGGAGGACTGCTTTTTAAATTAACTAAATCTGTTGCAAATTTTTGATCTGATACAGATAACAACAGCTTATCAATAATCTTACGCATCATATCATCTGTAAGATTATTGGGACTAAACAATTTACGAATTGAGCCTATAGTTGATTTAACTTCTAGTGCAGAAGACTGATTTGCTGCTTTTGGCTGAAGTTCTACTAAATACTTAGTATTACCATCTTTATTAATACTTTTATCTACTGAAGCATATATTTTTACATCTTGAGCAGGGCGTATATTAGCACTCTCATAATCAAGACGTTTATAGTATTCAATAACTTTATCTAATTCTCTAATTATTATATTTTTAGCAGATGTAGCGTCTTTATATCCTCTAGCGTCAATTGCGGAAATTCTTCCTGCTGTTACTCGTAATAATTCTGTATTTAAACCTACTACGTGACCTTTTTCATACAAAGAAGCTAATTGTCTAGAGTCTAGTCCTAAAATATTATTAACTAGATTAGTAATAGAATCGAATGCGATATTACTAAAATAGACTGCTGGAACTTCTCCAACTAATATCTTACGTCTATTTACTTTAATACCTTCATTTTTATTTTTAAATTTATCAAAGTATGCTGTAGCAACTGCCTCTAGCTCTTCGCTTCCAGGAACTAAGCCCTTAAAATCTACTAATAGATTCTTAATAGTATCTTTAGTTATTACGAATGCTGTTTTTTCTGCGGTTTGTTCTGCGGATCTATACTCGCTAGTAGGGTTGACTAATACGTTAATATTTTCTGCAGAAAATTTTTCTCGTGCTGCTGTACTTGCGGATCCACCTTTTGCCGATTCAATTTTGAACCACTCGGTAATAGCTTTATTCTTTAAAGCTCCACTGAATTCGGCAATACTCATTTAATCATAACTCCCAGTATATAAATATAGAACGCGTCTAATATGCGCAGGTAAGTTACTGGTAGTAACGTACTCAATTTGTACACTATTAGTGCCTGGAGCTTTGGGGCTATGAATAGAAGCGTCATTTTTTATATAGTAGGTTACTAAATCAAGTACTGCTAACTTTAAGTCTTCAGGCAATCCATCTTCATACCCTGCTGTATATGTTACTTTGTACCCGTTTATATATTTTGGAAATTCTTCAGCATTTATACATGCTACAGATCCGTCTTCCATATCCAATACATAGTCTGTGAACTCTTCAAGTTCTTCGTAAGTATTGCCATAATCTGTACTAACTTCTACACTGCCTATTGCTATAATAGGATATTCTTTTAGAAATAATTTAGGCCATCCCCCACTAAAGACTTCTTCCTTGTTTTCATCTATATAATCTACAAATGTACGTCTGCATATTGATTTAACTAGCTGACTTACTTTAGGAATAATAGCACTTATTGCAGTATCTTGAGTAGTGCTAGTAATACTAGCATAAGCTTTATACTCAGCCAATGTTACTAGATTAGCACCCATTTTATCTCCTGTTATCTTTTCTAAATATCTGAATTCTAGATATTTAGAAAAGATACGGACCGAAGTCCGTATCCTTGTCTATATTAACTCCAACGAAGAACTGAAACGCCTTGTCCTAGGTTAGTAGTTAGTTGTGTCATACCTGTACGTAGTGAGGCTACTAGAACCTTACGTTGTGTTTCAACTAGACTATCAGTGTCGAAACGTAGACCACGTTGGTTACCAACTAAGAAGTTGCCTGGAGCAACTGCTAGAGCTGCGTAGTTAGTTGTAGCTGTAACTGTACCACCGGCTTTTGTTGGGAACATTGACGATACTAGTACTGGACTTGCACCGATTTGACCAACTTGACCTGTTAGTAGTGTTGCACTTGCGCCAACCTTATCCATTGTCTGGAATGAAGTGTCACTTAGTAGGTCGTAGTATACATCTGTTGAAACAACGTATACTACGTCACGAGGCTCTAGACCCCATGCACCTAGATCTCTACGTAGAGCGATTAGGTTAGCTACACTGGCGCTACCAGTACTAGTAGTAGTTACTGCTGAAGATGCATCGTATGTTGCAATTCCTTTAACAGGATCTGTACCAGCACCAGCACCTAATAGATATGCCTTATCCATAGTACGTGCTACACGGCGAACCATAGCGTCACGAACGATAGGTAGTAATACAATTAGTGAATCTTCTTCTTCTTCGAAGGCTAGATATTCACTGGTTGCAACTTTGTAAGCATTTAGCGTTACTGCTGATAGTGCGTGTACAACTGTATTACCTACTGAAGTTGTGGTACCCCATGCTGTATTAGCAACCCATGCTGCATCACCAGCTTCAGGATTTAGAGGGAATGTCATTACGTTAGTCTGCATAGCAATCTGACGGAATAGCGGAGCCATAACTAGACGACGACGAATTTCGTTTTCCATGTTTAGGCTAACTTCTAATTCCCATGTAGCTGATGCTAAGTGAGCACCAGGTTGTGCAGTACCTGCGTACTTAGTAACTAGTTCACGACCAAATTTAGTATCTTCAATTGACTTGTTAGTAATTTTAGATAATAGATAGGCCTTTTCTTTTTCTTCGTAAGGCACTTCACCTGGCTTAGTGTCTTTGAAAGTCATTTTGCTCTTTTGTAGAGCTTCTAGTTCAGTAGCCTTTTCTTTAAGAGCTGCTTCTAGTCCTGCTAGAACTGACTTAGTTGTTTCTTCTTGTTTAGCGAAACGTTCTTCAACTTCTTTTAGAAGCGTTTCTGCTCCAGTAGTAGAAGGAGTTACAGCTGCAACTGCTTTGTTAATTCTATCTTGCATTGCTGCTTCTTCGGCTATTTTAGCTTCAGCAGCTGCTTTTTGAGCAGCTTGTGCGTCTAAAATACTTTTTGTAGTTGCTTCTGCTGCTTTTGCTGCAGCGGCTTCTAGCATTGCTTGTAGTTCTTTTGGATCCATTCCAATTTCCTTTGATGTTGTGCTCTTTGCTTCTTCTAAGGATTCTAGCCCTTTAGCTGATTCGCTCTTAGTTGCAAATTGCGATTTGAATAACTTATATTCCTCATCATTGGAAAATGACTTGGAAAGACTGAAAACTGTATCCGCATTACAAGGTACAGATACTACTGAGATTTCTAATAACTCAAGTTCTTTTATAACAAACAAATCAAGCACTGAGTTATACTCAGCATCCATGATTTTAAATGATACACTAAAAGCTGTTAGAACATTATCTTTAATTAAATTAAAGACTTCTGCAGCTGCAGAGATTCTGGCTTTAATCCATAATCCTTTTTCATCTATTTTATGTTCAACCATTCTTCCAATAGGATCATCATGGTCGTGATAAGCTAGAACGATAGGATTTTTTAGGTAGTTAGCCATACCTTTTTCCCAGACACTACTAGGAACAACATCACCAACCCTATCAGGGGAGTTAACGCTTGCGTACCCATTAATGAATATACTTTCAATAGCTTCATCTTTAGTGGGTAGTTCCTTTGTAAATTGACTGTTAAGGTTAATTACCTTATCTTTAATAGTCATCTACTTTTTACTCCTCTTATTTTGGTCGTGATTTTTCACAGTTCCTATTATACCACTCGGGCATGCATATGTCAATACACAAAATTTTTTATGAGGTTACTCTGGTTTTGGCTTTTTAGGCGCTCCACCAATATTAGGTTGAACAGCTGAACCAGCAATGTTTGCTGGAATTCTTAATTCATTACTACCATCTTTATTCATAACTGGATATCTTAGTTCTTCTCTGGCTTCATCCGCTGTAGTAATACCACCATTCACCAATCCTACATGGTAGGCACCTAGATCTTTAAGTTCTGGTTGCAGAGCGGAAATAGTACTAGTAATTGGTTCTACGTTATATCCAGTCATATGTTCAATTGCTGAAACATATTTTCTTACTATTGGTAGAACTGTCTCTAAATAAAACAGTCTTAAGTTAGGACTGATATTTGCTTGATTGCCGCCATCTAATAATACTGGGGGTACCCCAATAGTTTCTAATATTTTAACATTGTGAGTTTTAATACTAACATCGTAATCCATCTCTTTGAAATTAGTAGTAAACAGCTGTGCTGGTTTTAAACCACTATCAATTATTATTGGTTTTCTGGCTCCATTCTTAATACTATAGTTCTTCATCCAGTTAGCAATAGTTTTTTCTTTTGCTACAACACTTAAAGTGTTTTCTGTCGTAAGTGCAAATCCTGGAATTGCTCCATTATCGAAGAAGTTTTCCTGAAAATTCTGCATCTTATAAAGAATATTTATATTTCTTTGTGCAGCTTGTAACCGACTACTACCTCTATAAATTGACGTAGCACTTAAATCTTTAAAGTGCATAATTTCTTCTGGATTAAATCTAGTTATTCCATTGTACACATATCCTTTTACAAAAGTTTTAGGATCTGGTTCAATTGTAACTTCTACCGCAGGTAGGTGATAGAAATATGCTCCATCATAATATATAAATACGTTACCTTCAAGTAAAAAGTCAGTAAATATATTATTTCTAAATTCTTGTACAGATTGGTATGGATTAGGCTTATAGTTTAGTAATTTAGCTAAACTTTTTCCTCTAAATCCTGCATATTTACCTTCTATAGCCATTTCTTTAACATCGTAATCTAAACTAGCGCATGCCGAGACTACCATGTTAACACCTCTATTAACTGATTCTAATATTCCAAATGACTTTTCATATGAAATATTTGCCGTTGTGGTAATATTAGTACCTTCCTGCGTATAAATAACTTCCTGTGCAGGATTTAATTTCTCTCTTAAATTTGTCCACCAAGACATAGTTGTTCCTTACGTAAATTCACTAAATAAAGAACCAAGTATAGCCTTTTTGCCTTCTAGTGCTTTACTAGCACCGTTGGCCCCATTGATTTTCTGTTTCTGAAGTTCTATCCATCTAGCTTGCTTATCGGCAGTACCTAAAGGAGGTTTTTTTCCGTATATACTGTGTAATCTTACGTGATCTTTATTACACAATGTAAATACGTCATCATACAACTCTTTGTGGTGTTGCTCAATAAATTCGTCTCTTACGGCTAAAATTCCTTCATCTGTAGAAATATCATAATCGTTGGCTTTTGCCCAATTTTCTAATAGTGTGGTTATTGATCTTGTATGATGCAGCTCTAAATCTTCTGTTGTTTCACAGATATAGCAGTGGTCTTTCTTATCATAAGCATGTTTAGCTTTATCTCTTACCCACTTTACAGGTATTCTATTATTACCAGTATTTTTTGCCATATTTTTAATTATAGTTATAGTTACACCAAGTAGAATTTTACACGTATAGGCGTAAAAAGTCAAGTACATTTTTCCATGGAAAAGCCCCGTAGGTGTGAACCTTACGGGGCTTATTTTACCAAAACTTCCACCAAGGATTGTCTCTATCGTATTTTAGATCCTTAATTTCTTTACGTAGTTCTTCAATAATTTTACTTTGTTCTACGTAGTTTCTCTCTAACTTATTGTAGCTTTCTACGTAACTTTGTTTTATAAGTTCGTATGCGGCCTCCATACTAGCATATTCATTTTTCAGATCTTCAATTTCATCCTGTGCTAATATTAATTTACTTGCTGTGGTTATAACCATTTAAATATCCTTTTCCACCATTTTTTATGTAGCTCTTCTTTGTAAGCTTCTGCTAAAGTTTCTGCATCGGTTAATTTGTCAGCTAAGTTTACTAGAGCGAAATTAGCTTCCTTTAAGTTCTTAACTAAGTCTGAATCTAACAGACTTTTAATTTCACTTTCCATATCTACAATATGATTTAATAATTCTACAGTAGATAGTTTTAGTAGATCCGAATTAGTCTGTAATATGTGCAGATTAGGATCATCAATTTTTACACTACCAATTTCATTTAATGTTGGTTGTAATAAACATACATAGTAACTTTCTAGAATCTCTAAATGATCGCTGTGACATTCCTGTAGCACCTGTACCCTAGGCGTGCCCAGCTTATTATACGCTAATTGTAGATTTCTAGACGCAATACCTATCTTTAGATCGTGTAGGTGTTCTTTCCATGTCTTATCAAGATCCAGTCCTCTACCAACAAATTGTGAACCATCGCTAAAAGTAAATGAGTAAATTCCGGTTTTCATATTGTAAATGTATAAAGTGCATATCTAACCGCATCAGGTATGTGGCTATGCTTATGTTCTGGTTTTTCTCGTGTAAGAGTTTCTCGCTGATCCCATTGATACTGATCGAAAGCAGATAACGTATGTGTACAGTTAGGACTAATCTTAAGTCTACCGGTTTCTAACAGTGCTTGCACATATGCAATACCTGGTAGTACATCTTTTTTAGCCTTTATAGTAGGTATATCATAAACGTAGGCTAAGTCGCCTGCAAATTGCGCAGCTGCTGCATCGATGAAGATAGGATCTATCTTCCATTTTTCAATTAATTCTTTAAACCTAGCTGCGTGAGCTGGAGTCTTCTCCTCACTTTCCAGATACTCGTCTACAATATAGAAGCAGTCTTCGGTAGGTTTATATATAATTACTATAAAAGCTGTAGGATCTTTATATCCTGGGTCCAATCCTGCAAGTGCTTCATCGCCATCACTAGGCTCGTATTCTGCAATAGCTTCTTCGGTAACTGAGAAAATTTGTCCCTCAAATACACTAAAGTTAGCCATGTATTCTTGTTCGAACTCAGCTTTGCTCATACTTCTCTTAGCTTCTTCTACGTCGCTAGGAGACATTCTAGTATTCTCAGTCCAATCAGCTTTTATACTGATCCATTCTGGATAGTTAGGATCATACCCACGTAGAAAGAATCTACTAAACCAATTCATTTTACCACGAGGTGTACTAATGAATATAGCTTTGCTATTAGGTCTATCTAGCGTAGGACGTAATGAAACGTTAAACGCTTCTTCCCCGTCTGCTCCTAGGGCTGCCTCATCGAAGATAATTAGGTTATACGAGCGACCTACACTACTATCTACTGTAGATAATGATCCCATTCGTACTTCACTAGTATTAGCTAGCGTAATTACTTTGTCTTTCAGGTTGTCACGCTCAACTTCTAAATCAAAGTTCTGTATTAGTTTTCGCTGTAATTCAAAACTGATACTACTTAAGCTAAAGTTTGGTGACATTATTAATACGTTACATCCAGGTACTAACAGTACTAACTGTGCTATAATATTACTAATATAAGTTTTACCAAGTCGTCTGCTAAGAGCTGCTACAATGAAGCGATATTTAGGATCATTAACTGCGTTAATTAATGCAGTTTGGGGTCTATTACGTTGTTCGTCTACATTGCTAGTTTCCCCGGTAATTGGATCTCTAGCTGGTAACAGTTGCAAATATTTAGCAATAGGTAGTTTAATAAATCTAGTGGCTACTGGGAAATCAGTAATCTCTTCCGCATCTACATTAGGTCTACTTATTTCAAGCATTCAACAATTACCTTTACTTGATCAAATACATTAACCCAGTCACCAGAGTTACGAATAACTTTAACGCTCTTGTACCACAGATTATCAGTGCCCATACTAGTATCACCCCATCTAAAATCAGTATCATTTAGTGGCATTAATACTAAACAGGGTTTTCCTAATGAACCACATAAGTGTGCAACAGATGAGTCAATTGTAATTACAAGATCAATCTTCTCTAGATACTCAATTGTAGTCTTCCAGTCAACAACTGGCATCAAGGTATAACCTTTTCTTTTCTGTACACTATGCAAATTGCCGTACTTTGCCAATCCATCAAATAGCCCAGCCGGAGCATCTCTATTTGCTGAATTAGTGTGAGTACTAGTACCGCCCCAAATACACATTATTTCTAGAGGGCCTTCCTTCTTTTTAGCAATGTACTTTCCACTTAGCCAGTTACCATCGGGAATCCAGTTAACTAATCTACCAAGCGAACACATCGGAACCCCAACTGCAGCATCTGTATCAATAGGATCTCTACAGACTAAGTAGTCTGTGAATAGATAGTCCATTTCAGGTGTACATTGAATCCAAATTTTGCTAAAGTACTTTTCTAAATACTTTAGGTAACACCCGAACATCATCGCGTCACCCATACCTTGTTCCATTAGTACTACTATGCTTGAGCCCTTACTGCTATAGTCCCATAGTTCTAAGTCAGTCTTCATGCTTTTTAAAGGTTCTGCTCCTTTTCTCTTAAACCTGTAAGAGTAATAAGTCCAAGCTAAGCCTAGGTCTACGTCGCGACGACTACAATATTGTCGCAATTTAACAATTGATAGATTCCAAATAGCATCATAATACATTGGATCTTCTTTTAGCGCACGCAAATAACATTCTTCGGCTAGAGAATCCATTTCTCTGCAATAATAAACTAATCCTAAATTAGTCAACGCTACTGGCCAATTACTACTAAACTTAGTATCACTAAAAGGCGTATCAGCATCAATGGCTTTATGAAAACAATCTGCGGCTAAAGAAAGATTATTAGTTCCTTTATATGCTACACCTAGGTTCAACCATGCTTCTTTAAATTCTTGTTTACGCAGTACCTTTTTCAGTAATACAATAGCTTTATAGTATTCACGTTTATCAATAGCTGCTAGTGCTTTATTGAACTCTTTCGCTAAAATATTATTAATAAATAACTCTTTAATGTCCATCTAGTAGCTTTTCCACTTCCGCAAATACTGAATCCCAATTATTTTTATTACGTATGACGCTAACACTATCATACCACATATTATCAAATCCGATACTGCTATCTCCCCATCGCCAATCTGTCTCCAGTCGGGGCATTAGTACCCAACAAGGCTTACCTAGAGATCCACATATATGTACAAGGCTAGTATCAACACTTATTACTAGATCAACTTTCTCTAACTGCGCTATAGTCTCTAACCATGTAAAACTAGGAAGATGTGTAAATCCTTTAGTAGGTCCATTCGGGCCTATCGTGTACAATTTGCCATATTTAGCAAGTGATAAAAAATGTTTACTATCCGTACTTCTATAATGATTATTTACGTGTATACTACTACCACCCCAATTACACGCTATACTAAATTCTCCACCCACTTTAGGTACGTATTTCGAAGCTAACCATTTTCCATCAGGTATATAATCTAACAATTTACCTAATGAACAAACTGGTACTCCATATTCAGCAGGTGTATCAATTCCATTATTTCCATAAAGTCCATCAAATTCAGCAGTGCTTTGAATGTATAACTTATCAGTGTACTGTTCTAGATATTTAAAATACCTAGAAAACATTATCATGTCACCCATACCTTGTTCTGCTAATACAACTAATGAGGGTACATGTGATTTAAAATCCCAATTTTTCATATTAGGATTTGTTACTCTTAGCTGGAAAGGATTAGTACGTTTAAACCTATACTCGTACATACTCCAAGCTTCTTGCAAATTTACGTCTTTTCCACTACAATATTTTCGTAATCTAGTAAGTGCTAAATTCCACATAGTGTCTGCGTGATCGGGGGTAACTGCTAGTGCTTCCATATAAAGTCTTTCGGCTTCATCATCCCGCTCAAAAGTATACTCTAATAGTCCTAGATTCGCATTAGCAATATCATATACCTTTTCAATATCACCATTACTAAAGGGCATTTTAGGGTCACGGGCTTTAGCTAGTGCATTTCTAGCTTTATCAAATTTTTCTAAGTGTCTGCATGCTACAGCTAGGTTAACGTATGCTTCTTTAAATTGTGCCTTTTTTAATAACCTATCAAACATTAATTCTGCTTTACTAGGATTTGAGTTTACGTATTTAAGTGCTTTATTAAATGTTTCTACAATCATTAAACTGTTCCGCTAACAAGTTGACGAATAAGTGTTTCGTACTTGGTGTCTCCATTATTAATTTGAATATTAGTCTGTGTTTTGACGCTAGACTGACGCAATTTCTCAAGTTCAATCTGTCTAGAAAGTTCGTCCATAGTCATTTTGTGGGATAAAGCTAGTAATTCTGCAATGTCTTTTGAACTACCAGTTTCTGACTCTTCCATCTCTTGAAATTTCTGCTGTAGTACCGCATCCATCGCTCTACGCATTTTGAAGCGGTTATTGAAGCCTAGGTTCATGAATACATTATCGATGTAAGATTTAATCTCTTTTTTCGATAGGTAGCTAGAAACCATTTCTCGTGAAATATCTAATTCTTCTGCAACTTTATCAATGTCTTGACTTTGCAGATAGCAGTTAGCAATCTCTAGACCCTCGGGGCTTATATCTACGACTTCTGCTGGACTTGATGTGGGTAAAGTATTCATATTATTATTCCAATATAGTTAGTAATATTATAGCAGCGATAGGTCGACATTGCAAGTGTAAATTTTTTTAAGTTATGTGAATTTGAATTTGAAATAGGTTATTCAATGATATATAATATATTTAATAAGTTAGAGAACAACCGTGGGGGTTGATGGGGCGAATAGTCTGTGTAAATTGGACTATTCGCCCCTATATGTTGTAGTTTAGGATTATTAGCATTAATGCATTTTGCTGTAGTTGATGCATATTTTGGCACCCAAAATGTTTTTCAAGAATTTTTGAAATAGGCCGTGTTGGTGGGTATTATAGCATGAAAGTAAGATTTAGTCAATTAACCCCCCTATATAGTAGGGTCTTTTTTCTGTAGCATAAATTGTGACTCCGTGTCAAGGAAAAGATTGTAACAGATGTAACAGATTGTAAAACAGCTATGCACCTGGCGCACAATACATATAATGACTTCATGGCAACGGAGAATCAGATGCGTAAAACTGTTCTTGTTTATATCTGGCACGTTTCTTTCCCGGTATATGCCACTCGCATGGCTGTGATGGCTGCCGCTGTTCCGCAGGCAATGAAGCTTGCAAATTATCTTTCTCTGCAACCTAAGGAGTAATTCCATGAACCGCGAACAGATCAACGCTTTCCGGACTTCGCAAGGGCTGGCTCCTATCGTGGATAGCGAAGCCCAGATCGCTGCTAAGAAGCGGCGCAAGGCTGCGGCTAACGCTAACGCGGCTGCGCATGCGCAGATGCAACGGCAGATCCGCGACGCTCGCAATCGTAATCGGAAAGGATAAAAACCTGTAAGAGGATAAGCTCTAAAGAGCCGTCAACGAGGGCCGAAACCGACGACTTCGGAATAGACTAAACAGGTTCAAAAGCCCCTACATTTAGGGGCTTTTGTTTTGTCAAGCACTGTTACATATGTAACAAATTTGCGCCAATTTTACCACGTAAAATTGGCTCGCGTCCAGCGCTGTTACATCTGTTACATAGGTGCGTTGTTTTAATACCACAGGCGCGCCGATTATACCCTACACGCGCATGCGCTGTCAATAGGGATAAACACCTAGAAAATAGTTGTTGCCACCTGGGCGAATGACAATATAATGGCTTCATGGCAACTAGGTAGCACAATGATTATCAAGCATATCAACTGCGGCGTGTTTGAAGTTGTCGACTTAGATAACTTACACGTATTCTTTACAGGTTCGCACGAGGATTGCGAACTGTTCATCAGGCGGCACTATGCGTGACTATCGTACATGGCTGAAACTTTGCCTTAAGGCACAGCGGCAATGTATTGCAGCATTCTGCTATGCTGTATTGCATCATATTCCTGTAACCATTTGGGAACCTAATCATGATTGAACCCGTCAAATTCAGATACGATAATACTAACCGCATGCATAGAAAGGATATTGCCGAACTGCAAACACAATTCAATGTGAATATGTGCGATGGTAATGATGAAACTTGGCTAGACGATGAAATTCCGGTTTGCCACGTTACTGTAATTGACGAGGACGAATTCTTTAACCGTTACTTTGGAGAAAATTATGACTGCTAATACTAAGCTTACTAAGGATCAAAAAGCCCAACGTCGTGAATGGCTGGATGAAATGGAATATCTTGGCGGCGAAGTTGCCAATGCTGGCAATATTACCGTTGCAAAACTATCTGATTTTCCAGGTAGTAAGATGGCTCATTTCTCGGTTTCCGTATGTTCAGATACTGAAAAGAAATTTCGTCGTAAGGTAGGTGAGTATCATGCTTTGCGTAGGCTCATGGAGTTCAATGGTAGTTGGATTACATTGCCTGCTAATATCACTGCATATGGGCTAGCTGTTGCAATTGACAATGAAAACTTTTAATAAAAGCCCGTAAGGGCTTTTTTATTATCTCCAATGTAAGTGAGTACTCACTTACATTTTGCGCCAAAATTATAGCATATAATTTTGGGCGGCGTCAATAGGGAAAGTACCTATTTACATACACAAAGTTGTAACAATGACCTAGGTGTAAACACCTACGAAAAAAGTTGCTAACCTGGGCGAATGCAGCTAGAATTACAGACTTGACAGACCAGAAAGGCACAAAATGAAGACCGTTGCCGAATTGCGTGCAGAATTGGAAAAGCTCAATCAGCAAATTAAAGCTGCAAAGGAATTGCAACTTACTCGCGTTAGTAATCGCAATATGTTTAAGCGTGAAAAACTCGAAACTATTATTAAGGGGAAATAATGCTGCAATGGTTTGGCACAGTTACTAGCGTGGCAGGTTCTTTTATACTCGCGCTAGGTTTCTCCCTACTAGGATATTGTGCATTTGTTTTCGGCGCAGTATCTTGGCTGATTGTGGGTATTAAGAACAGTAACCGGCCGCTTATTGTTCTAAATGGTTTCTTCCTAGCGGCTAATATGATTGGACTATATCGTGCTGTATTTTAATATCGCAATGGTTATTGGACTTTCTTTTGTGCCGATTGGCATTGTTTATTTTCATACTAGGGGCTAAATCGTGGCTGTATTCTTTC